CCGACGCCAAGGAAATTGAAAACACTTATAACTAACTTTTATGTTAAATAGCGCACAACAGAATGGGAAGAAAAAAGGCTCTGCTTCGAAAAATAGATTAGTAGAAATTACTCAGAAAGCGGCGGCTCAAACTCATAGCCGTCAGCTTTGGCAGCGCTGTCTATTAATCTCGCAAGTACTTTATTTGCCTCAATAACTTCTTTTAGCAAAACTTCTTCGGCTTTTTCTTTATCGCCCTTGCAGTCTTTCAATATTAGATAGTATAATATTCTTTCTAATAAAACGCCATTTCTTGTATTGGCTACATTTGACATAATTTCAGAACCTGAACTCATAGTGTATATTTTACTACAATATACTAAAACTGCTCGTTTCCCTCGCTTTGCCTTGTTTTTTTTCTTCCCATTCTTCCCGCATCGGGGTTGCCATGCTCCGCAATATATGTCAACCCCTACACAATGCTACCTAAGTAACATAATATTGAGTTATAATTGTTTTCAATAATTTCCTAGTGAGTTCACTTCGTTCACGTTTGGGCGTCGGTATATTGCGAATTTAAACACTTCATTCGTTGGCACTTATTACGATTAAATTCGCAAATACTTTGTCGGTCGTGGTCGTTGTATTAAATAATCCCCTATCTTCGTATCCATCTCTGACGGCAGTTTGAATGAATCATGTTATTTTGTTTACCCCTTTAGTTTCTACTAAGGGGGTTTTTGTTTCTATAAATTGCTTAACTTTGGTTCTATGAAATCAAAAGTAATAAGGGCGTTCACTTGCGTTAATACTCGCATACGCTATAATGTAGGCGATGAATACAAGGCAGATGATAGCAGAATAAAATACCTTACAGATAAAGGTTATTTAGCTGCCGTAAACATAACAGTTGCTGAACCTTTAGCCCACATACCTAAAGCTGAAGTAGCTGCACCGAGTAAGGCGCTTACACACGCCGACTTAGCAGAATTGCCACAACACGCTAAACCGCCTAAACGCAAACGCAATGAGTCCAAATAACTACGTTTTAGAGAAATACGCAACCCCGTTAAGTTCAACCGAACCGCTAACTTTGGCGCAAGCTAAAGCGTATATGAATATTACAAGCGATTCGCAAGATACGCTCATTACAGAATTAATCGTAACAGCAAGACAAGGTATTGAAAAACTAACGGGTTTATCTTTAGTTCCGTCCACTGTTGTGGCATTGATAGATAATAGTGATGGGGATATTGAACTACCGTTAGGGCCTTACGTTAAAGAACTTGCTATTGCAAATGTAGCCGGCGATGCAGTAACAGATTTTACCCTACGTGGTTTGCAGTTTAAGACCCTTTACGAGCCATGCACAGATTATTTAGTATGTACGTACAAGGCGGGATACACAGCGGCTGCATTTGAAACATATCCACTATTGCCGAATGATTTACTAAACTGCATCAAAGATCAGGTATCATTCTTATTTGAGAATAGGGGCGAGAATGGTTCACATGGTTACAGCGAGAAGGTTTACCGTACCGTTAGAAAATACACCCGCAACCCTTTGTTTATATGAAAATACAAAAAGGCGTTTTACAGATTAGTACATCAAATATGCGTGAGGCGTTGGTATTAAATACCGTCACTTACGCAAAGGATGCCAACTATGATATGATTGCTACCAGTACGGCGTTAAAGACCATATTCGCAGCGGTTGACGAGCAGCAAGGTAGTAGGATATTGGAGCTTTCAGGGGTAACTTTCAAGCGGGTTTATAAGATATATTGCCGCTATGACGATGCCATTGCGCTTACTTCTACATTCACTTACAAATCGCAATTACTAAAGATACACGCCATTAATAATCTAAGCCAACTTAACCGCTATTTTGAGATATTAGCCTACACAGATGTCTAAAGGATTTCGCATATCAACAGAGGGCTTTAAATCGCTAGAAAAGCGGTTAGAGAAGATGAGCAAAGAAGCTGTTAATGAGGTGAGCGATGTAGTGGACAAGCATATATTTGATATTAATAGGGAGCAGGTTTCGTTGACGCGAGTAGATACCGGGTACTTGAAAAACAGCAATGATTTTGATGTACAAGATAAAAAGTACAAAGAGATATTCAATAATGCAAACTATGCAGCGTTTATAGAGTTTGGAACGGGTAAGGGGGCGAAGAATATTCCTGCAGAACTAAAACAATATGCAGGTCAATTTAAGACGGGTGACGGCACTAAGAATGGCATCCCCGCCTCGCCTTTCTTCTTCGCTCCATTCTTTAAACGCAGACAAGCGATATTAAGAGATGTAGTTAAAGTTTTACAAAAATTCGGTAAATAATGAAATACGCAGCAATACAACTATCAAAGGCATACGGTGACGCATTAAACAGCGTACTGCCAGTATATAACGGCGGTATGACTTCATCTATTGCCGAAGATAATTACATTATCATTGGTGAAATAGTAGCCGTACCAATACCGCAAGACAGTAATTTCTATACCGAATATATCGTGAACTTAGAAGTATGTAGTAAGAGCCAATCATTTGGCAAAGCGACCAACAACGGATACGTGAACCAAGTAACCGCTATAATAAACGCCGATACGGTTTTATCAATGACCGATTTCACAATGGATAACCAAGTAATAGAAGATATACAGACTTTACCGCTATTAGGTGAATCGGATAACCAATACAGAACTATTGTACGAGTTCGCGCGTATCTTACCGAAAAATAACTTAACTTTGATTAACCTAAAAATTTATAAAAATGGCAGAACGTAAAATTAAATCTAGATCATGGTTGCTCTACGCGTCAGATGATGCTGGTGTAACGCAAAAGGTTATTGCTTGTTTAACTTCAAAGGAGTTATCTAGTTCTACTAGCCCTATTGATGCATCAAGCGATTGCGGTAACGAATACCTACCTGGTGATCTTGTAGAACAATCATTTGCTATTGAAGGGTTCACTACTTTAGGGGCAACAGCTACCAAAGTAAGCACTTCGGAATTGTACACCTATTGGGCTAACGGTACTACTTTCCACGCAGAGATTAAACGCGCTACTGAAATAGCGGGTGACTTGTCTTTTGCAGGGGATGTGTTTGTAAGTGATTTGAATCAAACAGCGAGTGACAATGAAGTAGTAAACTTTACTGGCACTTTAACTGTTTCAGTTCCACCATTAACAAAAGCAATAGCCGTATAATTTATGCACATTATAAAATTACCGAGTCAAGAAATACAAATTAAGTGGGGTATGTACGCTCAAAGGTTATACTGTGAGCGTTATAATATCATAGACCCTATTGCATTTTTTGAGCAGTTTCAAGATCAAAGGAATATACAGAAACTTATACCGCAGCTTTTATTAATTGGCGCAGAATACGCTGCCATTAAACAAGGCGGTCAATCTATTTACACTATTGTTGACGCTTGTGAGTGGTTTGACGAAGGCGGTGAACTAAGCGAAGATGGTGAAATAATGAAGGCTTTTATTTACATTATTAGCGGTCATAAGGTAAACCTATCTGAAGATATTGTTAACCCTAACGATGAAAAAAAAACGGAAAGTTAACCTTTGATGACCTTTGGTTATTAGGAATGATAGCGGGGTTAAAGCCGCATGAAATAGATGACTTAACTTGGCGGGATTTCTCCTTATATGTTCAGGCTTACCAATTGAGAAGCCAAGAAGATTGGGAAAAAAACCGCCTTTTGTATTACATAGGTTATATGGGAATACAAGAGAAGGGGCAAAAGAAAAGCATTACGCAATTAATGCCATTCTGGTGGGATAAGAAAGAGGAGGAAGATTGGGGCGAAGATTTGACGGAGGAACAGTTATTGCAAATTACTAAAATGTACGGTTAATGGAAGCAAGGTTAAAGGCAATATTGGAGATGGAAAGCAGCCAAATGCAAAAAGAGCTGGTTGCTGCATCTAATAACTTAAAGAAGTTTGAGCGTGAACTTGCTAAAGCTACCGATACAAACCATATACAGTATTTACAGCGATCTATCGGTGTGCTCAATGCCGATATTAACCGATTAACCGCTTCGGCCAATACTAGCGCAAAGGCCATGGGTGCAGTCGGCGGGGCTATGAAGTCATCACAGATGAATAGCATGAACTTCGCGCGTGTTATTCAGGACTTACCTTTCGGTTTCATGGGTATTCAAAACAACCTTACGCAGCTTATTCCAGGAATAGGAGCGGCGGGCATTGCCTTTAGTGCATTAACGGCTGCAATAACATTTAGTCAGGTAGGGTTACAATATTGGGGAAGAAGTGCTAAAGCAGCAAAAGAACAAGCAGACGAGTTTTTAGAGTTTAGCAAAGATTTAAATAAATCAATAGGAGAAGAAGTTACAAAGGCTAAGTTATTATATGATGCTTCAAATAACGTGGCGTTATCAATGGATCAAAGGGTTAGGGCTGCTAAAGAACTTAAAGACCTTTACCCAGAATTATTAAAGGGATATTCTGCTGAAGATATAGCATTAGGCAAAGCGGCTGATAAATATAAGTTACTTACTACAGAAATAATCAAAAACGCAAGGGCAAAAGCAGCAGCAGCAAAGATTGGTGAAATTGAGGGCAAGATATTAGATGAGGAGCAAAAGATTGCACAATTAAGAGCAGAAGCTGAAAAGAAGAAACAATCGCAAACCCCTACCGTTATTACGGGAACTATGGGTGCGCCTACTAAGTTAATATCTATTGCAGATAAGCAGTTGAATATTGAGTTAAAGGTTAAAAAGGATATTGCAGATGTAGAGAAAACCATTACTGAATATAAGAAGCAACAAGCGTTTTATACAAATATTGCGGGGGGTGCAACGGGCTTACAAGGTGGAATTATCCCACCACCTCCACCACCAAAGAAAACGGGTGGTTCAACCACAGCCCCTAAAGATTCTGCTTTAGCGGGAATGATTGCTACATCAAACGACTTTCAACAAAAGAAAGGTAAATGGTGGAGAGAAAGCCAAACCGTATCTACTGGCAACACTCAAATAGCAGACCCAACGGTTAAGCGAATAGAAGAAAACGCAACACTTAATAAAATACTATTTGAACAAGCACAAGCGCAAATGATGGTCAATGACCAATTAGCGGCAATGAGCGAAATTGCGGAGTATGGTGGTCAGGTATTCGGTCAAATGGTAGCGGCTATGATGAACGGAGAAAGCATAGGCGATGTATTAGCCAACGCCTTTAAGCAAATAGCGGT